TGCCGCTAAGGCATTGTGTGAAGAACTTAACCTTTCTTATATTGTTATTAATGGATCCGATGAAGGACGATTTCTGGACACGGTACGCAACACAGCAAAAAACTTTGCGACGACCGTCTCTCTTCAAGGCAGCAAGCACAAAGTCATCATCATTGATGAGGCAGATAACACAGGCAACGACGTACAACTCCTCCTACGGAGTTCTATTGAGGCATATCATAGCAACTGCCGATTCATCTTCACCTGCAACTACAAAAACAAAATCATTGACCCCATCCAATCACGATGTTCAGTCATTGATTTCGCATTCAAAGGAAAAGAAAAGGCAGCTATTGCGGGGCAATTCTTCAACCGTGTCAGGACTATACTTGAGAGTGAGAATGTTGCGTATGATCCTAAGGTTGTTGCGGAACTGATTCAGAATCACTTCCCTGATTGGCGTCGTGTTCTGAATCAACTTCAGAAGTATGGTAATACTGGTAATATTGATACTGGTATTCTTGCCGAGATTACAGATATTAATCTGAAAGGACTCACTGATGCTTTGAAGAACAAAGAGTTTGGTGTTGTCCGTAAGTGGGTTGTGGCAAATCTGGATAATGATTTCAACATGGTTATCCATCGCATCTATGAGGCAATGTATGATGTTCTTGTTCCTTCCACTACTCCTATGGCAGTCTTGGTAATTGCTAAATATCAGTATCAGGCAGCGTTTGCTGCTGATCAGGAGATCAATCTTCTTGCATGTTTGACCGAAATCATGATGGAATGTCAGTTCAAATGAACTTAAATTTCTTAGATGAGTATTGGAACATTGTTGGTTCCGAGCAAGGTACGCAAGCAATTCGGCAGAACAAGCATTTTGAACCTCTCACCAAGTTGTTGTTGGAAACTAATGACTCGGGTATTCCTGAGGATAAAATTCCAGTCAAATATAGACCTTGGAAAAAATGGGACTTGCATTTTCCTTCACTAGTTACTGCTCTTGAATACAAAAGCATTACTTCAAAGAGTATTGAAAAATGTAAGTATCTTCGTGTAGAAGAAGCATTGGGTTCTGCGATTGATTTAAAAAAGCAAAACAGTAATTATCGTTTGGGATTTTTATTAGTATTTGCTTTTCCGTTTGAAAATGATAGAATAATTAATGCCAGAGATTATATGTTAGATGCTTTCAATAACATGGTTGATGATGGCATCTATGATTTTTTCTGTCCATTGCAAACTAGTTCCATTGGTAATCATTGTGAACTTTCTAAGACCAATACCTTTCAAAAATTTTTGAGTGAAATTAAATGAATGTAAAACTAATTCGTATGTCCTCTGGTGAGGATCTGATTACTGAAGTGGTAGATAGCACTGACAGTACTATCACTGTGAAGAACGCTATTGTTGGTGTTCCATCCTCTCAAGGAACTCTGACTTTCGTTGCATGGTCTCCAATGCTGAGCAAGGAGGTCACTGAGATTGAAGTACAATCTAAGTTTGTGGTTTATATCTCTGAACCTGACCAGCAAATTATTAGTCAGTATGAGCAAATGTATTCGCCAATTGCTACACCCGAAAAGAAAAAACTTATTCTTTGATGCAAGTAAAGACTAATCCTCAGAACGTACAGGAAGCACACGAAGCACTCTTCTATGCTTCTATGAACCTACCTGCCGCTGCTGCCCATTGTGGTATGACAGTTAAGCAATTGAAGTTAACATTTTGGGAATACCTTAAATATCATGAACCAAACTATGAAGTCTCTCAAGACGCCGCTTAGATATCCTGGTGGTAAATCTCGCGCCACCAAATATCTTCTTCCAAGATTTCCTCAGGATATTAAAGAATATCGTGAGACATTCCTTGGTGGTGGTAGCGTTGCTATCGCATTCAGTAAGGAGAATCCAGATACTCCTGTGTGGGTCAACGATTTGTATGAACCACTGTATAATTTCTGGAGAGTATTGCAGGACGATGGGTACAAGATGTACAAGCGTCTGCAGGAACTTAAGTCTAGGTATCCAGACCAAGCATCAGCAAAAGGATTATTTTTAGAAGCAAAGGAGCTTGTCAATGACTATTCCATTTCCCCTTTATTTCGCGCTTGTAGTTTCTACGTTATTAACAAGTGCTCTTTTTCTGGTCTCACTGAGTCCAGCTCCTTCTCCAAGCAAGCGTCAGATAGCAATTTCTCGATGCTTGGAATTAGTAAACTCCCTGGATACACTCAAATAATTAGAAACTGGAAGATTACTAACTGGTCATATGAAGGACTGTTTACTGATGATAAGAGTACTTTCATCTATCATGATCCTCCATATGACATTAAAGATAACCTCTATGGCAAGAAGGGAGATCTTCATAAGCGGTTTGATCATGATCAGTTTGCTCTTGACTGCGACCGCTACGTTGCTCGTCAAATGATTTCCTATAACTCCACTCAGATGGTCAAGGATCGCTTTAAAGACTGGTTGGCATGTAGTTATGACCTGACGTATACAATGCGCTCTACAGGCGATTATATGAATGAACAGAAAGACCGTGCTGAATTACTACTGACTAATTATGAATAAGACTGATTTTGAATTACTTAAAATTCCTAATTTTCTGAGTTCGGAACAATCTAATATAATTTACGAAAGAATTTTGAAGCAGGAAAATTATGTAAAATCACTTGGCGAGAATCGTTTTGATAATCCAGGTATCACGAACGGCAAGGAAAAATTGACGCAAAAAGATTCTTTGACTGGTCGCGATTGGTGCTTCAATTGGTTGAATGATGAAGTTGTGGGTAAAATTATTATTCCGAAAATAAGAATTGTTTTTGGTGGTAAAGGTTTTGTTCAGTGTTGGGCAAATACTTTTCGTAAAGGAGAAGGAATTGCCAAACATAAGCATCGCGATCCTATGGTTTCTTTCAGTACTCCTAAAGATTGGACTTGTGTGAATCTTTTTATTGGAGGTCCCCCTGGTCTCGGCACATGGTTCGAGGGACAGAAACATGAAAATAATCCAGGAGAATTGATGCTATTTTCTTCTAATGTTTATCACTGGGTTCCTCCTAATAACACTGATGATGTTAGAATCTCTATTGCAATGGATGTTCATAGTCGAATGATGTCTGGATTTAATGATGATCAATGGTATACTTTAAAACCATGAATGAAGATAACATCCCATACGTTGAACTAGAACTTGATATTGAAGACTGTCGCCAGATTCTGACATCAGTAAAGTATCGTCTAGAGAACTGGCACTTTGAAGATGAAGATGAAAAGGTACAACTGAATGCCTTGAATGATTTCTTCTACCGCGTTATCCTTGAGTACAACTTTAAAATTGATGGCGAAGACTGAACTAAAACACTGGTTGAATTCTATCAATCATGAGAAACAAAATATCATGAGTGATGAGAATAAAAATCAGTATCCTCCTTTCATCGTAAACCGCTGCCTCTCTGGGTTTATAGATACAATCATGGTGGCGAATGAAATGAATATCAATCACCATCTGTCTAAAAAACTACAATATGAATTTTTACTAAATATTGTCAGACCAAAACGGAGATTCTCTCCGTGGTTGAAGAAGGAACAAATTGATGATTTGGATGCAGTGAAATCTTACTATGGATATAGTAACGAGAAAGCTAAGTCCGCTCTTAGTATTCTTTCCGATACCCAACTGAGTTCTATTAAACAAAAATTGACTAAAGGCGGTAAACAATGACTACATCCACTGATATTGAAGTAACTTGGGATCCCCATGATATGGTGGAAGTTACTTTGAGCGAACCTGATGATTTCCTTAAAGTCCGTGAGACGCTGACCAGAATCGGTGTTGCATCTCGCAAGGAAAAGAAACTGTATCAATCCTGCCACATTCTTCATAAGCAGGGACGATACTATATTGTCCATTTCAAAGAACTGTTTGCCCTTGATGGTAAACGTGCTAACCTCACGTTGAATGATGTTCAGCGTCGTAATCGTATTACTCAACTTTTGGTTGACTGGGAACTGATTGCTGTAGTTAAACCTGAGGTGATTGTAGATGTATCCCCTCTCAATCAGATTAAGGTTATCGCTTACAAGGAGAAGTCTGAATGGACATTGGAAGCAAAGTATAACATCGGTAAAAAGAAAGTAGTTACTACTACCGAGTCATAAATAATTCTGTGCTTTTCGTGCGGCACACTCTACAATCGGAACACCCGTGACCCCGCAAGGGGTCTTTTTTTTCTTATTTTTCCCAGTGCTTACTTACTCTAAATCTTTTATATGCTCTCGCAAACTCATCTGGAGGTAAAAACTGGTAAGTGTATACTTGTGACATTCTTAAAAAATTTTCTTCATAAGATGGAGAAATCGAAGGCATGTGAAAGAACATTCCAGGATAATAAGTTACAGTATTATATTCTGGTTTAATTGTGTGATACTTATTCCAGACTTCTGGATCTAAATGTTTTTCTGTGTCCCATTCAATTTCCGTTGAACGTGTCTCATGATCAGAGTCCAATGATCTGCGGAAAGTAGAGAATTCTCTATTATTAACACTTCTGAATTCACTGATCGTATGAACTGGCG